GTCTGCGCGGGGTTATAGCAGAATTAACGATACTTGATACAGGTTATAACAATATTAATAATGAGGTTTCTAAAATGGGCGTTAAATCAAATTTAAATAAACAAAGTTCAAAATTGAAAGCAACTGCAACACGACAAACCAAATCGGACGATGATGATTCATTAGTCGATTATAAAAAGCCTGATGAAGAAGAGGAGGAGGATATTAACGACGACCCCGAACAATCATCAGAAGATGATATTGTCGATGAGGAAGAAGACGAAGACGACCCCGATGATGATGACGAAAAAGAAGAATTATCAGAGGAGGAGGATGAAGAAACGGCAAAAACTAAAAAAGCAATTTCGGCATTAGCTCGTAATCATCCAAAGCTTTATAGTGCAATTCTTAAAAGAGGTGGACGTAAGGAACGCGAAAGAATAGCTAGCATTGATAGTCTAGGCATTGTTGGTCATGAAGAGCTATTAAAAAGCGCAAAATATCGTACAGGTTTAACAGCAGAGCAAGTGGCACTTAAAGTTGTTCAAGTAGATAAAAAACAACGTTTAAAACTGTCATCAGATTATGAAACAGATGCTAATTTTCGAGTTCCAACATCATCTGCGAGTGTGAGTGTTAGCAATAATGATAACGCGAAACAAGAAGCAGAAGCGTTAAAAAATATTTCTGCGGGTTCTAAAGCGGTGCTAAATGGTAGGAAATAAAGAGGCGATTAGACGGAGAAAAAAATGCAAAGATTAGATAAATTTAAACCAAATAACTTAATTGCTGGTTACAAACATCAAACCACAGAACAAGTCAAACTTGCAGCGGGATCAGTTTACCTAATTGGTTCAGTATTGGCCAAAAATGAAACTGGCGAATGTGTATTAGTTGATAGTACTACTAATGCCAATATCGTTTATGGAGTTTTAGCGCATGATGTAGATGCAACTACGGCCAGTGCAGGTGGTGTCGTTTATTTGTCGGGTGAATTCAATAAACGTGCATTAATTTTTGGTGGCAACGATACAGTTGAACAACATATCGATATAGCCAGAAAACAAGGATTATATTTTATTGATACTTCAGCCGTGTTAACAACCGAATAATAAGAAGGATTTAATTTAAATGTCAAAACAAATTAATATTTATGATCCACGATTGCTAATTGCCGCACTCGAACAATGCTATGCACCGAAGCGATTTTTATTAGATACATTTTTTCCTAAGGTAAAATCATTTACAACAAAAACAGTTGATATAGATATCAAACAAGGAGATAGAGATATTGCAGCATATGTACATCCGCTTGAAGGAGGTCGGCTTGTTGAAGATGCAGGATTTGAAACACTAACAATTGAACCGTGTTACACAAAAGAGTATAAGACAATGAATCCTGGCGATACCGTCACACGTTTATTTGGTGAAGATTATTCAAGATCTATGACCCCTAATGAACGTTTACAACGACTACTAGGCGAAAGTTTGACTATTTTAGATGATCGGGTCGTTCGGTTAGAAGAGGTAATGGCAGCTCAAGCGCTTGTTCATGGTTCTGTTTATGTAAAGGGTGAGAAAAAGGATTATAAAGTTGATTTAGGTTATACGCTAGGTCGTCAAAAAATTGTTTTATCTGGCGATAGTTGCTGGGATAAAGGTGGTGATCCAATGTTCGATTTAGATGAATGGGCAGACACCATATCAGAACGATCAGGCTTAGCCCCCACTATTATAATTGTGGGAAGAAAAGTGCTCCGTGCTCTTTATAATAATGAAAAAGTTAAGGAACGATTAGACATTAGAAATTTTAATGTAGGGGAAATTAGTACGGCACAGTCGCAAATATTGGCCGATCAAGGTGTGATTTATCATGGTAGCTTGGCTCCCTCAAATATCCCTATTTACACATATAGCGAAAAATATCGAAACCCTATTACAAATAAAATTGAACCATTAATACCAGACGATACTGTATTGATGGGTTGTAAATCAGCAGGATGTATAATGTTATATGGTATGATTCAGAATTTACATTCACTTGAGGCCCGCCCGCGTTTCCCATTCTCGTGGACTGAACAGGACGG